AGTAGGATAAGCACCTGGCGCACTTGGCTGAGCTACCACGTCCACAGTAATAATCTCAAAATCAGATACATGGCCGTTCATGTCGTTGACGTTTCCGCTACCACGACTACTAACGCCAAGTTTTACTCCGCTTTCAAGCATAGTACGAACTAGGTTTCCCATCGGTGTTGGCAAAATTTTCATCTTACCATAACCATTAGGACCCTCCATCCACATCTGAGTAATCATATGGGATACACGGTCCAAATTCACTTTAAGATCATCTGGATGGTCTACTTCACCTAATACAGAGTAACCATTTTGTATTTGATCGTTAAGTGTTTTCACAGCACGTTCAATTTCATCTACTGGGTAGACACGTTGATTGGCGTTGCGAATACCACCTTGGATAGCAATGCCTTTTAGGTAAAGGCTTTTTCCATCCTTGTCATCCGACTCCATGACGATGCCGGATTGATCAAAACTCAGGTGTTCTCTTAGATAAGATAGTTTCATCTAGTTGCTCTGATTAAGCGTTGCGATTTGGTGCGCCGTTGATTGGGCTCTTTGCCTGACCAACACTAGTTTGACCAGCTTTGTCACCTGTACCAGAACCTACTGGGCCTGGAGTCTTGTTATTGTTAGGATATCCAGAACCTACTTTGCTTAGATTCTTAACACCCATTTTTCCACCAGGAACGTTTCCGTTGCCAGTTTTCATATCTTGTGCGTTTTTAAGAAAACCGCCAGCTTTACCAGTTGGGCTTGTTCCTGTGTTATTTCCAACGCTACCGTCTTTACTTCTGATTGGACCAGCACCGGTTTGTGGCTTACCTGACCCAGAACTTATTGGGCTTTTACCACTTACTGGTTTGCTTTGCTTTTCACCTGTACCTGCGCCAGCATAGTCGCCGTCAGTTTTTTGGCTGTTTTTTTCCCAGTCGTTTCCCACGTTCTCAACGTATTCACGTGTCATGCGACGACCTTCGTGCATGCCCATCATCATACCTTCGTCTTCGTCATCGGCTGGCTCTTCTTCACCGCCGAAACCCATGTCATCTTGTTCGCCGCCTTGGGCTTGTTGTAGTTCAGCAAAAGCTGCTTCTAGTTCTTCAATTGCGTTCTTGATGTCCATGATGGCAGAATCTTCACTGGCTTCGTGACCTTCTTCGTCATCACCCATGTCACCCATACCAACATCACCACCTAGGTCGTCAGTTGGATCACCGCCCAGTGTTTCTTCATCATCAGCTTCCATGCTGTATGAATCTTCTAGGTCCATGTTTTCTTCAACGGACTCGTCATCTTCTTCAGATGCTTCATCCATAGACTCGTCATCTTCTTCAGATGCTTCATCCATTTCTTCTTCTTCGGCTGATTCTTCAGCGATTAAATTCTCATAGATATCTCTTGATTTTTCTACAACGATTTCATGGAAAAGCTCATTGGCTTTATCCATTTCTTCATTAACTAGTAAATCTAACAGTTGTTCAAACTTTGTAGACATTGCGTATTTCTCCTTAATTAGATTGCGCGGCAAGGCTGTGTTGTATTTACAACCTAGATGCAATACGCATGTAAAATAGGCCTAAAACGAACCGTTTTGACCAAAATGACACAGATTTTTAATCTGTTTTGCTGAGTTTTTGTTAAAAATATTTAGTTTCTAGCAAAAAATATTAAACTATCAGTTATTAAGCAGCAGCAGCTTCCGGTGGAGGTGCTGCGTACATTTTTTTGATTAACCCTAATTCCTGCTGTTTTTCTTTATCGTGTGCTTCTGCGGCACGACGAATATCATTGATCATTCTTAGAGTCAATCGAGTTTTACGTAGATCAGTGCGCTTCAATACAGTGGTATCTTGCTTGCTTAGATACCTGTTATCGTCCTGCATGTCTGCATGATCTCGATCAAAATAAATGAATTCTCTTAAAAACATAAAACTATTTATGCGGCAGGAGGTGGAGTTGGGGAGGCAGCTTCGGCTCCTCCACCTTCGGCAGGCTGTGCTCCTGCTTCTGGAGGCGGTGGTGCTGTGGCTGTGCCCAAGGAACTTAGATCACCGGATATGTTATTGGCAGTAATTCCTGCTCCACGAAGTTCTCCACTGGCATTTAATGTAGCTTCATCTGCGATATTTTCTTCTTTCCATAGAGTTTCGTTTTCTGCAATCTCTTCTCTGGTCAAACCTAAGAATCTTTCCATGGCAAATCGTTTACTAACATAAGGAATAGCCATCATGGTGTTGAACGTATTAACACGGGCAGTATCCATTTCTGCCTGTCTGTAGCTGGCAAAGTTCTGTGGAGGATTGAATTTTATATCAAAAATATTGCTGTCAACATTGATACCATTGCTGTGTAAGTATAACTTAAACTCAGTGTCGAATGGCTCGTTCATTAAACTTTGGAGACGTTCACAGTACTTGTTGAATCGCAGTTCTTGGATGTAGGCTGTTCCAACTCTACCATCATTAAAGTTAGATCCACCGTCGTCGGAACCAGTAGGTAGATAACTGCTAGGAATGCGTAAAGCCCTAAACAACTTATTAGTAAAATACTTAAGATCATCAATCTCTCCTAGGTTCTGCCCACCTTGTAATATCTCAACTTTACTACCTCTACCTTCCGCTGTTTGCGGGAAGAAGTAATCTTCGTTGATACTTAGTGGATTATAACCGGCATCGACTACACTTTGTCCACCACCTGTGGTACTGGGAATACGGCGTTGATTAACTTCGTTTTTAACACGCTCAACAAAACTCATGGCCAAGTGGCTGGGCATATTACCTACGTCGATATAGAATACTCTGCGCTCTGGAGCACGTTGTATACGATAGATTAAGATCGCATCTTCTAATAATTCTTTCTGTTTGAATACTTTAAATATACCTTCCATTAGGCTATTACCAAATGGGAAGTTATTATCTAAGCCCTCGCTCATGCTAATATGAATCACATGTCGAGCATCAATGGCGTATTGATTTTGATTCTGTCCAAATCTGCTGCTGTTTGTGCTGGTTGGAAAACTACCAACCATGCCGCGACTACCACCAGCACCGCCTTGACCTGTGCCGTAGCTGCCACCAAACTGACTACCGCCGCCTTGTTGATTACTAGGAGTGATAGCTGTGGTTGCCAGTGCTTCAAAATTAGGATTGAAGTCACGAATCATGTATTGCTCAGGCTTTTTACCTTCGCTTTCGTTGACAATAATTTTATCAACTTTGGCAGGATCTACGTATAACCATTTTTGTGTTTCTGGATCTCTAACAAAGAAACTGTCACCGTATTTGAAAGCATTACGTACAATTTTAAATATGCGAATAGGAAACTTGTTTAACTTACACCACTGTTGTAGGTACTTTTTAATAATCTTTATTTCTGTACCAGTGGCTTGTTCTTTAAAACTAATCTGAAAAGGAGTTCCATTTTCAGCGTTCATTTGGCTACAGAATTCAGCCAAAATATCAAACGCTGCGTTAACTTCGCTGTCGCTGTCCATGGTATCATATTGACCATATCGTTCTAGACGATTTGGATGTCCTGCGTATACATCAGGTAGATAGCTAGAATAGTTTGTTCTGCTAGGATTGCTACTTGAACCAGCGGATGTGCTGCCACTAACGGGGCTCAATTTTCCTGATACGTTAACAGGTGTGAAGTATTTTTTCCATCCGGCCATGATTTACATTTCCAATTTATGCAGCAAACATATTACCATTAAGGTTCTTAGTTGCTTCGTGTGTCTTCTTAGTATTCTCTGCTGTATCTTTGATATGTCTCAGCAGTTCTCTCATGTTAGTATTTAATGTTTGTAGCTCTGAATATGTTTTTTCTTCCGTGCTAGGACCTTTAGCAGCAGTTTTGGCTTTTTCTTCTTCGGCTTTTTTAGTTTCAGATCCACCTGTGCCCAGTGCTATATTTGTCGCAGCCTGTATCATTTTTGACCCAGCTGCCGTGATAGATTCTGCGATGCTAGGTCCTGCCATTATTTTCTTCAGCTGTTCTGCTTTGGCAATATCCACAGTACTAACTGCTTTGCCAAATGCCATAATTCCATTGGCATAATTGTTCAAAGCTGGTCCTAATGTAGTTAACTGTGGCAACACAGGCGACAATGCTGTCACTGATTCTTTGATCATTGCTATCGGACCGCCACCCGAGAAGAAGTTAGTCAGTCTTGCTGCGATAGATCCTAGTCCACCTACAATACTACCTGCGGTAAACACTACCATTGCTCCACCTAATGCTGTTATACCAAAAGCAACTTTGGCAAGATTTGTTCCATCTATTTCGGCAATGTCTTTTAATCCTCGCCCAAATACCGGCAATGATAATCCTATTACTGCGATTGCTGCTGCTACGCCAGCACCAATTATGGTAATAACACCGGCTATTGCTCCAGCACCTATCAACATAGGTACTGCTATAGGTGCTAGACTTGCCAGTCCTTGACCCAATGATTTAATAAATCCAACAAAGCCTTCGCCACCCGGAGGTGCTGTTACTCCGCCTAATGCTCCTGTAGGTGCTGCGGTGGGTATTGCTTTAGCAGCAGTTGTTGCAGCAGTGGCAGCATCAGCGCCTGGTACTGTAGGAGCAGCAGGTGTTCCTTTGATGTAATCTTTGATACTGCCTAATAAATCTCCGCCTACTTTTTTACCAGCTGCTCCAACTCCGCCTGATGCTGAAACAAATTCTTTGGCTTTTTGTGCTTGTAAAAATAATTCGTAGGCCATAGCAGCACCTTTTAATGCTACAATACCGGCGGCTACTCCTAAGAATAGCGGACCTAGTATTGACAATACAGGAGTCAATACTCCTAGTATAGGACCAACAATTCTCATTATAGCAATGCCAAATTCTTTTAATTGTCTATCTGCTACTGCCATTGTATCTGCTTGACTCTTGGCCTGTTTGGCTTGATTATCACCAATGTCTTTAAATGCTTTAGAATAATCATCTGCGGATTTTATACCTTTGGCATTCATTTGATTTTGTAGACCAATAGCACCGTTGATAGTTTGATTGCCTTGTAATGATAAAGCATCACCTGTGGCGCCTAATTGTTCCGCACCTTGTACTGCGCCCATGACAAATTCACCATTAGCACGTCTAACGTCATCCATGCTTGATCCTGTGCGCATAGCAGTATCAGTCATTTTAGTCAGTCCGTTATAAGCACCGGGTAATGTTCCAGCTAGTTGTTGTGCTTCTTTGGTCAAAGGTGGCATGCCTAATGCTGCGCTCATCACAGCATCAGTGGCACCAGCAATACCGCTGGCAGATGCTGCATCATAGGCAGCTTTTAACTTAGCACGTTCTTCTTCACCTAAGCTGGCCATCTTGCGTTGGAATGCTTGTTGAGCTGCTGCTTTCTTTTGATCTTCTTCTAATGTTTTTCTATTAATACCTGTGAACTGTGTGAGTTTATCTAACTCAGTCATGTACTCAGCAGTGGCAGCAGTGATGGCCGCAGTATTTTCCATTTCTTTTTTAGTTCTACCACCAGACGTTGCTATATAACTCAGCATGCCTTGATTAACATCTTCGGTGGAATAACCCAGTGCTAGTAATTTTTCTCCAGCGCCGCTGGTGATTAAACTATTGCTCATAGCAGCAAATGCTCTTGCTCCATCATCCACGCTGCCGCCCATTCTACCCAATACTTGACTATTATTTTTTATCAAAGCACCAAATGTTTGTAGATCAACAAAGGCTCCCTGAGCAGCCACACGCATATCAGTGAGACTGCCACTGAAATTAGCACCAGCTGAACTCATATCACGATATGTTTTCATGTTGGTTTCTTGGAACTCGGCAAACGCAGACAGTGCTCTAACCACAAGTCCCAGTGGACCAGGCAGTGCTGAAAAGTTGCCAAGTACTCCGCTAAGGGTTGCATTGCCTGCTGCCATTTGTTTAGTGCTGTCAATCAGTCCAGCAAATGATGCATCTACAAATTGATTATGTTTAACTAACTTATCTTGACTATCTGTAAGTTGATCTGTGGATATTGCTGTTTGTTGTATACTGGCAGCACCAGCTACAGCTTCTTTCTCTAGATCTTTTAAAGTTGCGTTATCAATACCTGCTTTGGCTGCTATTGCTCTAAGACTAGCAGAATCAATGTTAGCAGTGGCCAGCAGGGCTTTTAACGTGGCTTCTGTGGCCGCATTGTTTAATCTAACATCTTTGGTACCGTCACTACCAACTATCGAACCTGTTACGTCTGCCATTGTTTTTCCGTCATTCTATGCGTATATAAATATATTGAATAAGATGCCCTGTTATCTTTAAGTTATTTATTCGGAGACAATACCATGAGTTCACCTGCTAATCCATTATCCATGTTCCTAAGACAGCCCAAAATTTATATCAGATTGCCCAGCAACGGAGAATTCTGGCCTGCGGGTAGTTTGGAAGCCAGTGAAACCGGAGAGTATCCTGTATACTCCATGACCGCCAAAGATGAACTGATGTTAAAAGTTCCTGATGCTTTAATGAATGGACAAGCTGTGGTCGATGTTATACAGCATTGTATGCCCAATATTAAAAATGCATGGAACACTCCTAACATTGACATTGACATGGTATTAATTGCTATTAGACTGGCTACCTACGGTGAAATGATGACCACCCCTGTCAAGTTTGGCAATGATCTAGAATTAGAATATCAAATTGATCTACGTGTATTAATGGATTCATTGATGAATCAAATAACCTGGGATCCTGTTGTGCCCATCAATGACGAGTTAACTGTGTTTGTCAAGCCATTGACTTATAAACAGATCAGTGCTGCTGCTATTAAAACATTTGAAACACAAAAGATTATGCAAGTGGTCAACGATGATAAAATCAGCGAAGATGATAAAATCAAATTATTCAAAGAAAGTTTTAAAAATCTCAGCGATGCCACACTAGGATCTATCAGTGACAGTATCAGTAGAATTGACAGCAGTAATGGTAGCACGGACAACAGTGAACACATTGCTGAGTTTGTTGAAAACATTGACAAAGACATATTCAACAAAATTCAAAATCACTTAGAGCAACTAAGAGATGCTAATGCTATCCGTCCAATGACTGTAGCGGTCACAGACGAGATGCGTGAAAAAGGTGTGACCGGCGATACCATAGATGTTCCTATAACATTTGATCCATCAACTTTTTTCGTCTAAGGCTTTTGATTCTTGACATGGCAGGAATTAATCAGGCCGTTAGAGAATACGAGTTAGAATCAAAAGCCTTAAAAGACGAGTTATTTAGAATCTGCTGGTATATGCGTGGAGGCATCAGTTATGCCGAAAGCCTTATACTCAGTTTTGAAGATAGAGAAATAATATCAAAGATCATTGAAAAGAATTTAGAGATCACCAAAGAATCTCAAATGCCTTTCTTTTAGATCATCATGCCTAAGAAGTTGCTATGGAATCCTTCAGCAACTTCTTCTTCATCTTCTTCACGTATACCTTTATCTGCTGCTGCTTTGATTGCCAGTTTGTCAGCTGCTGTTTGCTGGAATGGTGGTTTAGCTTTGGCAGCATCAGCAGCAGCTTTGATAGCAGCATCTTGTTGTGCTTGGGCAGCATTAGCTTGTTTTGTAGCAGATATTTGTTGTTGTGCCTGCTGTTGTCCTGCCTGACCTGCTGCTTGTTTGGCTTCTCTATCTTTCTTTAATTGATCAAGATCTAATGATTGACCTTGTGGTTCAGCGGCAGGTGTTGCCCCCGTTGACTGTGATGCTTCCCAATCGGCAGTACTCATTTTTGCTTCAGGGCTAGCATCAAATGCTGCTCTTTCAGCAGCAGATGCAAAAGGTTGTGCAGTATGTGGATTAAACCCAAATCCTTTATTAGGTTGATCGCCCCCTTGAGGCCCTTTAGATACTGGTGCTGGATTAGTTCCACCTGTTGGTGCTGTAGCCGGTTCTGCTGGCGTTGCTTTGATATTTTGTTCTAATTCGCTTGCTAATTGTTTTTTACTGTTGGCATCTAATTTATCAATAGCTTGCATAATCCCGCCTACTGCTCCTGCTGCTACATCCGGCGCTGGACTATTTGTTGTAGAAGATGGTGTTGTATTAGTCGATGAAGCTGGTGGATTTGCTATAGGATCTACTACTTCTTTTCCTCGTTGATATGCTCTTTTACCTCTACTCCATGCGCCCTGTATTCCGCCAAGGGTACCTCCTATAACATCACCTGCTCCTTGTGCAAATCGCGCTGCTTTGGTTGCAATTGTTTTTCCAAGACTTATTTCATCAATCTGTTTGTTTTCTTGAATAAGCTCATTAATTTTCATTATAATTTCCTATTATTTCTTTAAGATTGCTAAAATTTGCTGTTGGGCTTTAGGATCTAGCTTTAAAATCTGATCTAGCATATCTTTGATATTTATCGTTGAGAGGCCTACATTCTTTTTAACATCATCTAACTCGTTGGGTTTAGCAGAATCTACCGCCGGTTCTTCTACATTACTCAATGGTGCTGTTGAAATGCCCATGTCTGTGTAGGCTTTTGAAACTACGGCTGGATCAACACCGGCACCTTGGATAACTTGTGCTACTGCTTTGCTGTCCGTTGGGCTACCGGACTTAGTCCATGCTGTGTTTAATTTGTCCGCTGTAACTTTAGTGGTTAAATTCTTACCAAATGTAGCAGCTTTATTCTTGATAGTATCCCACATACCTTCATTGAACTGACGATTCTTAATTTGAATTAATGTGAATAGTGTGGCAATTTGATTTTCTGAAAGAACAACGGATTCTTTATGTATAACTGCGCCTGGGTCGGCTCCTGACGCACCTCGATATACAGGACCAGCCGCTCGGTCATAAGCCCCAACATCGCCTCTAGCGCCAGCAACTGGAACATCACCTTCTGGTTTACCCTTCATTGATTGACCAATCTGTCCAGCAGCATAAGCGGCAGCACCAGTTTTAGCACCACTATAGGCAGCACTGGAAAACTTCTCGCCTTGTAATAGTTTGTCTGTCATCTTTAACAAACCTAATACAGCAGCACTACCTAATCCTGCTCCACTGATACCAGCAGCAGCAATAAGAGCAGCATAAATTAAACCCTGTGCTATTGGATGTGCTTTGGCAAATGTTCTATACTTTTGAATTATCTGATTAACAGCATTATCAGGACCACCTAACCCTGCTTCAATCTTAGCCACAGCACTATCATATGCGGAGTCTACATTCTTAATAGGAGCACTATCTTGTACTTTGGTTTTTAGATCTTCCCATGCTTGATTAACAGCACCTGCAGCATCTTTACCCTGCCCTATCATTGTTCTATTACTACCCGCAGCAGTCGCACCCTGCTCTACACTGGTGAATAGTTGTTGTATTTGATCAGGAGTTAGAGCTGCTTCTTTAATTAACTTTCCAGCAGTCTCCCATAATTTAACTGATTTTGCTTCAGTCAGAGTTAGACCTTCATATAGTTTATTGTTTTCTATTTGATCTAATCTAGCAGTCAACTGACGTATGTCCATGAGATATCCTGAATGTATTTGTTATTTATAAATGAACTACGTTCATTTGCTCTATCGCTAGTCGCTCAGAGCATTGTTATCTTCGCAGAAGATAGATAATATTATCCAGATTCCTTGGTCACACTTCGCCCGCTCAGGGGCGAAAAAAAGACATTATCCGAGTTCGAATAGTCACACAGCGTTAGAGCATTACAGTGGCGGTTGTCCGGTACCACGAGCTCCGTCTTCACACAACGGCAGTTTACAGATATACGCTATCATATTGTAAACCCAGGGTTTTTCTCCCTTCCTTTTGCCTATACAATCATCTTCAAACAACTAAATCGCAGGTCTTAGTAGCGATCCACATCCTTTCGGGTAGTAGTTGAGTACTCTTATCAGCAAGAGATTTCCCTCCCTGTGATCCAAAATCCAGGTTTCCGGGCGCACGAACTTAGCCTGCGCGAGCTATTCACTGATTAACTGAGCCTAAGGTTTTTTAATTATGTGGGAGCCATGGACACGGACAGAGATTTGTCCGTTATAATATTCATTTGATTCTAATACTTTGCGGTCGAATTGTTCACGGGCCTCAATGTACGATGTTTCTGATTTGCTTTTACAATAGTGTAGTATCTCACGGGTGAACTTGTCTACCCCTATCTTGGCGATATCTGCGGTGAGCTCTACACTGGAGCCATAATATGTTTGCCAGTCGGATTCGATCTTACCACGAATCCGCTTTTTCTTTTTTGTGCCGTTCTTCAACTTTACAGTCTTGTAGGTCGTTTTACTAAATTTTGCTAATTTTTTGCCAATATACTTACGCCCAGAGACTATGTTGGTAATGAGATAAACAAAACCAACACAGTCTTCGGGTAGTTCTTCTACAACTTGTCCTTGATAAGACCAAGTCATTAATTATTTTGCTGCCTTGGCTTCCTTGCGGGCATTCTTCTCAGCAGTGATTTCATTGCGGCGAGCTTTGACAGCCTTGGATAACTCACCTAATGCTTTACGAGCACGGGTTCCAGCAGCAGCATTACCTGCTTCAAACTTGGCGTCCTCAGCTAAGAATGCTTCTATTTGATCTTTAATTTGTTGTGTTGATGTTGTCATTTTTAATTTCCTTGTTTTTCTTTGGTCTACCCGGACCTGCTCTTCCAAGTTTGGTAAACCCTTTCTTCTCAGCTATCCGTTTTTCTTTTAAATTAATATTATTTTCTTTGTAAACTTCATGACTTAGTTTGCGTAATTCTTTCTCAATGTTAATCATTTCCGAAAGAGCACGTCTGACTTGTACGCCCGGCGCTTTACCTAATGTCCTGAGGAATACGTAATGATAGTTATGCACAGTCACAGCGTGTGCTATATATCTTGAATATAACTCCTTATATCTATCGTATTTTTCAGTTGACATAATCTATATCGTTTGAATAACTGGTAAAACCATTTTCTTTCACTACTCTAAGAACATTGTTTACTCGTCCTACCAGTTCATCCTTGTGACTGATTAAGTATATATTCTTATTTCTTTCTCTAGCCATCTTCTTTAGAACAGCCAGAGCACTTTCTACACCAGCACTATCCATGCCAGCATCAACCAGCTCGTCGATGAACAATAGATTAATATGTTGATATAGTCCTTCCCAAACATCTCGGAAAGCAAAACTCATACTCAGTATCAATCTGTTACGCTCACCTCTACTGAGATTATCAAAATCTAAATCTTGTCCTAACTGGGTAATCTCAACACTGAGATCATTTTGGAATACAACTTGATGTGGTAATCCAAGTTTATCAATGTAGTAGGTTAGACGTTTGTTAAGATAGTTAAGATTCTGATCAATGATCTTTTTACGGATAAAACTATCTTTGTTGGTTAACAGTTTGTGTAGAAACTCTTGATGATCTTTGAGTTTAGTCAAAGTATTAATGATATTCCAGTCAACTTCTTGAATGGCTGTCTTTTTAAGTTCTTGTACTTGTTCTTCGTAGGGATTTAATTCGTCTGCTCTAGTGGTTAAACTTTTTTCAAGACTATCTAAATTGTTCTTATGCCCCAGTGCTTCGGCTTCTGTATCATAGAATGTGTTAGGTCTGTGTGGCATGTCGCCCGTACCTATTTCATCTACAATCTTTTGTAAATTTTGAGACACTGTATCAAAGTATTTCTTTGCTTCTTCAAAATGTGTTGCTGCTTCGTTGGTCATTTCTTCATGTTTGTGATCATGAAGTTCCTGTTCGCAGGCATGGCAAGTCTTATTTGCTAGGCTTAATAATTCTCGCTCATACTTCTTAACAGTTTTTTCAGCCTGCCCAAGAGCAGAATCTAAAGTTGCTCGTTGTTTATTCAGCCCTTGTATCTTTGTATTGTGTTCGTTCCACAGTTTAAGTTCTGCATGTGCTGCTAGTTCTGCTTCAATGTCCACTGTTTCAAGACGCATCATGGCACGACCAATGTTTTCTATATCAGCGGTCTTCTTGGTTTCCCAGGCACTACTCTTAATTTCAAGACTGTCTATGCTTTTTTGTACATTTTCGTTGGCAGTCTTCACACCGTTGATTCTAAATTCTTCTACTTGTATAGAATCTTTGGTTTCTTTAATCTGTGCTTTGAGAGTTTCTGCTTTTTCACTGAGTAGGGTAATACCTAACAATTGTTCAATAACTTCACGCTGATCTGCGGCCTTCATTGACAAAAACGGCTCTGTATAGGTGTTTAACGCAACTAAATGCTTGAACATTGTATGGCTCATTTCCAACATTTGTTCAAGAGACTTCTGTGTTTCTCTGCTATCTCCTTGGCTATCGTCCTCGGATTCTTCAGTTTTTAGCTGGTTATCATTGACAAATAGCTTGAGTACATTAGGCTTACGGCCCCGTTCAATACGATAATTAGCGCCACTTTTTTCAAATTCAACAGTGACCAACATGTTTTTACCGTTGGTTTTGTTAATCAAGTTTTCTTTACGTATGTTTGTCAGTGCTTGACCGTACAAAGCATAACTCAAAGCATTAATAATGGTAGTTTTACCTGTGCCATTACGTGATCCAGTGTCGTCTCCGCCTAGATCAAGATTAGATCCTAGCACCAAAGTTAGTGCTTGCTTGCCAAAGTCCACTGCTTGAGTCTGGTTACCCACACTCATGAAGTTTCTTACTGTAAGATTTTTAATTAAAAAGGTCATAGATTGTTGTAGATTTCTAAAAGAGTAGCAACATCAAAGTTGCCAGAGTCGATATTAACCAGTTGTTCTGTGACAATCTGATCAACACTTTCAAATCTGGCATCTGTGTTTTCGTCTACTACTCCGTCTAGATTTGTTTTATCTTGTACTAAACTGATTTCTCGAATGTCATGTTCGGCAATAAATGTTTCTTTAATAAAGTTAGCTTCTTCAAAACTAATATCAATGTCTAGATTTACTCTAAAATGCATCTTACTTTTCATTACTTCGTCTTTGCGATCAATAAGATCACTTAATTTAATGGTACGATACTTAGGGCAGTTGGGCCAGTTAATAAACTGTGGCTCGCCACCCCACTCTAAGATCATCATTCCTCGATCATCGTCCCATGCATCGCTATAGTTGTGCGGAAAAGCATTGCCAATATAGATAACTTTGTTATTATTTTGACGTTTATGGAAGTGCCCGCTGAATATGTAGTCAGGACCGTTGAAATCTTCTGCCCTAAGTTCACCGTGATCGGGCATTTGTACCATAGCGTTCATAAAGAACTTGGGCAATTCAAAGTGACCGAAGACATACTTGCTCTTAATGTCCTTCATTTGTCGCCACTCGTCGCCGACTAACCAAGGTACAAGGGTGACATCATCAAGAGCTGTAATACCATCTACAACGGTAACTCCTGGAATATGGCGACCAAACGCCGATGAATGAATGTCACGCTTGTCTTTATAGAATAAATCGTGATTACCCGGGAACCAGTAGAACTGCTCAAATGCTGCGCCTAACTTTTCCAACAATAATAACGATGTGTTAAGTGTGAATAAGTTTAGGCTGTTTCTATTATGACTCCAGTCACCCATAAAGATACAGGTGTCACAGTTGGCTTGTTTAGCTTCGTCAATGAACCAATCTACAAATTCTTCACAATCTTGTAGATGAGTTGCTGAATTAGATTTTAGTCCAACATGTAAATCAGTAAAAACTGCTACTTTTTTAAACAAAGGCATTAATATTATTCTCCTATCTACGAGTGTACTATCGCTGTAGATAAAAGTCAAACATCAATTTCGCCGTCTTCTATTTCTTCTTCTTCTGACAACTCTTCGCTCTTGGGCATACGCATATTCTTGTATAGTTCTGCCTGTCTGGCAATTTCGCTGGCATACTCTTGGCTATTTTGTCTGGTAAGACTTGGGGTAAGTCCTGCTTCTTCTAATAGATCGTCACGAATGTTTTGACTCTTCTTCTCAAGATTTAAAATCCTGGTAAACGAGTTAGTCACAGCAGCGGTATAATAAGCAAATGGGTTTTCACTTTTACTTTCGTCAAACTGTAGACCAATTTGGCTTAA